AGTATCGCTCATGTTTTCATTTCCATAATTATATAGGGAACCGCCCTATACGGACTACAAAATCTTCCATCTTTTTGCGTCAATGAGCTTCTGGTTAGTAAGCCCTTGAATATAACCTTCTATATCCTCTAAAACTCGGAGGCGTAGATACGCTTGTTCACGTAGTTCCATGTCGCTGTAATCTGTACTTCTAAACTTCTGTATCTCTAATTCTTTTAACTCGTTCATTACTTCAATGAATCGCTCATCTTGAAGTATGCGAGCTGCCCAATCTGCTTTACTCATTGGACTAAACCACCTAATTCTTTAATCGCTTTTAGAACAATCTCAGCTTGCTTCTGACGCATCTGCTCGTCTGCCATATCCATCGTTAAGATTGCCTGTAACTGCTGAACAGCTAACTGAGCTTCTTTAATCTTAATGTCAGCCTGTTGCTGTTGGTTCTTCATAGCCATCTCTAAGCCCTTTTGGGTATATTGGGCTTCGAGTTCCTGCTGCTTTAACTTTAGCTTCTCCGAGTCAATCTGCGACTTCGCAGCGATCTTCTCTCGTTCAACGTTCGCAAGCATTTGAGCAACCTCTGCCTGTGCATCGGGAGATGGAGGTTGAGGCTGTGCAAGAGCAGCATCTTGTTCAGGAGTAATCTCGTTAAGAAATGCGTTTGCATCTTTAAATCCTGCTGACTCGATAAACTTTGCTAACGTGGTGCGATACTGCCCTACCGATACTAGCGGATTAGATGGGCCGAACTGCTGCAATATCTGTTCTTGTTTAGCCAGAATCATTTGCAACATTGCCAGCTTCTGATCTCTGTCACCAGAACCAAGACCTACGTTAATGCTAATGTCGTATTCATTCGCCCAAGTTCTAGGATCGTATTGAACATACTTGCCACGCATACGGACTAGCTTTGCCTTGTCCTGATACTTGCCCAATAGATGCAAGATACCTCTGAACAGAGACTTAACGCCAGTATCAGCGAACACACGAGCGATCAACTCTAACTTACCGCTATTAGACTTCATCATAGCCGCTACAGCAGTAGCAGTTACGTTATTGAGTACGTCTGGATCAAGACCTGCGTTAGCGTCTGATACGCCTGTACGCTTTGCTGCTACACCATCCAGATACTCAAACATTGGGAACGCCTGACCAGTTACGCTAGGCACTTGCATTGGGATCAGAGCATTAGGGTTCTTTACTCGGATAATGCCACCAGGAGTAGCGTTAAGCATATCGTCAAGGTTTACCTGACCATCAACCACGCCAACACGAGCATTGTTCGTTAGATACAAGTTATCCAAAGTCTGACGCATTAACGTTGACTTGATTAACTGAATGTCCATCGTGCGATCAGCTAATGACTGACCAAAGAACTTATGTGGAATTGGTATCGGACAGATTGAATGGAACGGGATAACGTCAGTTTCCTCGTCATCCAGAATCTCAGAGCCACAGTAAACAATCCTGCGTAACTCAGCGATACCGTCCTCGTCCTCGTCAATACGTATATAGCACTCGTATACCTCAACAGTCTGCATCGAGAAGTCTAAGCTAGGAGCTGAATCAGGCTGCTCGTCTTGGTTAAATCGTGCGATACGCTCAGGACTGTAGGTTAGATCGTCATACGTTGGCAGACTGTCAACTACGTCTTTATCGTAACCCATAGCGATAAGATCACTACGAGGCATCAAACGTCTGTGAGCTACGAACGGAGAATCATCAATAGTCTTAGCAGCCTTAGAGATCAAGAACTCCTCTGGCGGTACATTCTCAATCTTTACCTGACCTGACTTCTTAACCTTTTTTACCGTTACAGAATAAGACGGAGCCATAATCGGCATACCCATCTCGTCAACTCCTGCCTCTACCATCTCTACCTTTTGGCGCACTACTTCCATCGTCTCGTCAGATAGCAATAAGGCGAGTTCTTCTTCTGTTAGGTTCTTGTACTTTTCTTTGACTACATCTTCTTGAGAATCCCAGTAAGACTTAACCACGCCTGTCTTTTGCAGGAGCGCATCCTTAAACCAGTTATGCAGAATCAGCAGACCATCATTCTCACGATAGAACACCCAGTTACAGTATTCAGTAGCTTGCTTGGCTGATTCCTCGTCATTCGGACTCTTAGGTTCAAAGTAAACAATGTCCTCTGTTGTCGTAAAGACACGCAGAAGCTGTGGCAATGCGCCATCAATAGCTTCAGCTACTTCGCCTGTAACGATCTGTGAGCGACCTTCAACCTCGTTACCGTAAGGTTCACGTAAGTAATACTGTAATGCTCTAGTGCGTTCGTCAGTAGTTTCAGAGTCGATAAAGCCGATTGCGTTCTCAATCTCGTTCTCTAAAATACCTTTTACTTGTCCTGAATCCATAGCTAAACCCTATGCGGATATTTTGCTTATTATACAACCCATTTAGTATTTATTGGGATATTTGATGACCATGAATCGTCTGATTCGTCAAGTGTTATCGCTAAATACCTGAAACTATCTGATGCGTGAGATGCCCAGTCATGAAGCGGTTTCTCGTAATAGACGTTCTGCTTCTCGTTATATTCCCTACGATAGTTACGTAAAGCATTAACGCCCTGCTTAGTCTTATCCTTGTCAAACCAACAACGTGGTAGCAACCTACGCACTGCCTGTATGCCGTCAGCCACAGATAATCTAGGAGCTACGGTAATCTCTAGTCCTGCTTCTTGGAGGACTTCCTTGCGACTCTTTCCTGTCCCCATCTCACGGACTTCAACGTCATGTGGAAGGTATTGGTCGAAACGCTCATATCTATTTTCTTTGAGCCAATTGACATACCAATCAAGCCCGACCCCGTGGTTTTCCACGAAATCAATGAGCCTGACTTCCTTGCCAACCAATTGAGCCACCCACAGGCAAGTAGAGTCACCCATACCCAAATCCCAAGCCACATAAGACTTGCAAAGATCATCACGGTCAACAGTGGTGAGACGACCTTTTGCTTCAAGATCGTTGATAATCTGCCCATAGTAAGCCCCTTCTACGGCACTATTAAAGTTGCACTCGAACTCTTGTTGGTACTTATCCTCGCCCATCTCAGCACGAGCATCATTCAATTCTTTCTCGCTAAGTACGCCTGTCTGGCTTGCTTTGAACTCTAGTAAAGCCCAACCTTCTGTTTCTTCAGCTCGATCTCTGAAGTCTGCAAAGTGGTTTCTTCCCTTAGGTGTGCCAATAAACAAGCACCAACCTAGTCTATCCGCTAAAGCTGGACGTATTACTTCGTTCCAGATTTTTGGGTTTTGATCCCCAACCTCGTCAAGCACCACCCCATCGTAATACTGACCACGTAAAGAATCGGGATTGTCAGAACCGAAAAGGCTAATGCGCCTACCCCAAAAATCCACCCTAAGCTCCGAAATATTAGCAGTAGCACCCAATGGACGAGTAAATTCAAGTAGATAGTCCCACGCAACACGCTTTGACTGAGCGTAAGTAGGAGCAATATAAGCAAATCTCGGATTAGGTTTATCACATTGAATCGCAGCCTTTATAAGATGGTTGATGGCGGCTACAGACTTCCCCATGCGTCTATGGGCAACTACGACTGTAAAGCGATGGTTGTCAATGGCATCGTGAATCTTGATCTGCTGATCACGAGGCTTGTACGGAATGACTATTTCTGCCATGTGACTTGATGTATCTGCGCTCCACCGTCTGCGCCTGTTATCTCTTGCTTCTGCGTTTCAGCCCACCGCATCTGCGCTTTAGTCCACCAGATCAAAGCAGTAGTATCTCCACCCTGCGCTTTGTTAAATAGCGTCTTAGCTATCTGTGCGCTAGCTTTAGCCTTACCTACATCTAATTCTTGCCGATAGTGCTTTCTTAGGGTTTTGTCATCAATGCCAATCAATGCCCCTATATGCTCATGCGGCAATCCTAGACCAGCCGATGTTTCGACTAATCTTTTGTTTTCTGCGTTTGGAATATGCTCATTCATTTTATTAAGGGGAAATGTTAATCATTCGTTAATAATACAGCCTGTTTTCCTGTGAATTCTTCCCATCTCTTTACTATTACATCACAGTATTTAGGAT